TGTAAAAAAAAACAGTAGACTTAAATTTATCTTTAGTATATGTGTATTTAATCAACATGAACTCAGCTCGTAAAAGGAGAGCAATATGAACAATCAAACGGAGTTCGACGTGAGAAGAGCGATCTTGTCTCTTGATATATCGTCGACCGATAAACTTGTCCTCTTATCTTTATTAATAAGAGTAGACTGGAAAACATTCTCCGGGAGTATCTCAGTTGTCGAGATTGCTTCAATGCTTAATATGAGTCATCGATCAGTTCAAAGATCAATGAAGACTCTCAAAACAAGAAAATATATCAGTCGATTCTCAGAGAAGATCGAAGACAAAAAGTCAAAGATTGCTTTGACCCAGATCAACTCAACTTTGATCTTAAAGGGTGTCAAATCTGTCAGTGACAAATCTGTCACTAATAAAGAAAACGTCAAATCTGTCACTGACAAGAATGACGCGAAAAACGACAAATCTGTCGCAAATATACGACAAGAATGTCGCGAACACATGACAGATCTGTCACCCTATTCAGTATTTTACAATAATAACAATATATACAATAAGGGCGAAGGCGAATCGCTTGAAACTGAAAACGACAAATCTGTCGTATTAGATGAAGATAAAAACATCATTGAGGAGACAGAGTTCAAGTTGACAGACTGGCAAATCAAAGCGATCGAGAATCAAGTCAAAAAGTCCGGCGATCAATCATTTGCTAATCGAAAGCGAATCGCTAAAAGACTTTTCAAAGTCAAGCTGAAGAAGGGAGGGTACTATGAGAAGCTCTAAACATGGAATGACTTCACTCGCTGACATCGCTCCGCAACTGACAGAACTCAAAGCTCTTCGAGAGCGATTGAAAGAAAGCGGAAGATTCGCTTCCAAGGAATATCATGACTTTCGTTCGTTGAATCATAGTAATCTTGAAGAAAAAGGACTCGTCGAACGAAATACGCGTTTCTATACTGTCAAAGAGATTCCATACTGCGGCCATTGTCAACTCGGACTCGTTTATCACAAAGAAGCTCAAAACACTTATTCTTCAATCTGTCATCGTTGCGAGATACCGAGACGAAGAATCAAGAAGCTAAATCGGCTTTGTTTACCAACGGACGCGACCGGAATGAACTTCTCTGTTTATCAGTTCGATTCTCAAGAGCAAGAACAAAGAATTCGAGCTCTTATGAACTGGATCTCTTATGGCGGACAAGAGAAAAGTCCGAGCGTTCTTCTTTGGGGCTCTCCGGGGAACGGTAAGACTTCGCTTCTCTACTGTTTAGCAAAAGAAGCGATCTTCTCAGATTTAAGAGTCAAATATATATCTCATTCAAAACTAATTGATTTGAAATATAAATCATTCCGGGGACAAGCTGAAGACCCTCTCGGACGCTGGCTCGATCATTGCGAACTTCTTCTCTTCGATGAGCTCGGCGGAATCGGAGGGAGCGGACAAAGAACGGACTGGCTTCGATCTTTCAACGCTGATTTGTTTCAAGATATGTATGAACGGTGGTCAACTGGAGACTTATCAATCGTAACAACGACGAATCTATCTCCGGCTCAAATCGAGAGCTACACCGGAAATAATCCAGCAATCATGAGCCGCTTTCGAGCGATGTTTTCAAAGCCGGTGAGAATGACCGGTCGAGACCGTCGAGCAAGTCAAAAAGAAGATCTCAGCGCTTGGCGAGTAGATTACTAGTTGACTAGCTCTTTTTTTACTAATATGATTCATTTTACAGAATAATCTTTCTGATCCTTTGGCTGTGTGAAAACTTTTGGTCGGGCTTTCGGGCTAAAGGATCGGTATTGAAAAGAGGTCTCATACGCCAATATGAGGCCTTTTTTTTATTAATGAATAGATCGCTTGACTAGTCTTGTCTCTTCGTCGTATTCTGACAATCCGACTCTAAATCTTTTCTTAATCACGTTCGCTAAGAATGTGTTTTGAGATTCGTTCGTCATAGCTTTTCTTTCTCTTTTTTAGAGTCGGACTTTTCTTTTTCTGTTTTCATATAGTTTAGTATATGAAGGCCGGTGAGGATTAACCCTTTTGAACAATGTATCTTATCTTTACTCTACTACAGAGACGGCCTTCTTTTTAGGTGAGTATATGAACGAAGAGAAAACAAATTTTACTATTAGAATCGAGAACGAGATTCTTCAGTTCGCTCGGCGACTCGCTGAAGTAGAATCCAGAGAAACCGGAGAGAAGATCTCCGTTAATCGAGTGTTTCGCCGCTGGATTCGATTCGCGTATAAGAGCGAGACAAGTCCATTTTATGGCAATCAAAAAAAGATCGACGTGAAGGAGACTCAAATTGATTAATGAAGTTTTATTAATTGGAAACGCCGGGAAGGACGCGGAGCAAGTCGGAGAACATAAGTTCATTGTTATGAGCTTAGCGACCAGTGAACGCTATCAAGATAAAAGCGGCGAATGGAAAGACTCGACTGAATGGCACTCAGTGAAGCTCTCCGGGTACACGTTCGACAAAGCGAAAGAGATCAAAAAAGGAGACAAGATTCTCGTCAAAGGAAAGATCTCAACTTACGAGCGAGACGGAATCAAATCGACTCAAATCGTCGCGTTTAAATTGATAAACTTTAGTCAACGCGATCGACAAGTCTCTTCTTCGGGAGCAATCGGCTATCAATCATCTAATGAGTTCAACTGGAAATAATGTCACCTAGCCAGCCGGAGAGATAGAAGTCCGGCTGGCAAGGAGAACAATATGAACAAGACAATCATGGCATAAAAACAATGAGAAGTGAAGAAGAACTACAGAACGCGAGAACTATCATTCATGATAAAGTTGAAGGCTATCTCGCAATGATACTAAACGCGGAGTTCGGGAGTAATCTTGTTAAGAACAAAAAGCGAAGGCCGCTGAAGATCGAAAAGACGAGTCAAGCTGAAAGAGATTGCTATACTCATGACTTGAAAGTAACTTATGATGACGATCGAGACAACACAGTCGCTCTTATCGAAATCAAGACGACTCGTTCACAAGATAGAACTCTTACTCAAATCGCAAAGTCGATCTTTAAAGAGAATGAAAATCAGCTTCTCGGAACGGCTCAACTCGCTTCAGATCAAAAATGTCTCTGGTGTTTTGTGATTGCGATTTATCGAGACGATCCTCTAAAGATTCATAAGCGATTTAATGAAAATGACTATAATGTGCTCGTTATGTATGGACGCGATCGACAAGAATATAGCTATCACTATTATTATTCTTTTTCTCAACTAGAGAGCTCGATTGAGTTTTATTCAAACATCTTCAGTTTTTTTAATCTTGAAAAAACTTTCGACTTCCCGGCCGTCTTCAAAGAAACTCCGAGCTGGAATGATGAATCGGTTCAAGAGGAGTTTAAATTGACTTGTAATGAGACAAAGAGAAGCCGAAAGAAGATCGTTATCAACGAAGAACAAGCGAACGCTTTAAGATCTTTTTGTTCTCAAAAGCGGCGGACTATTCAAGAAGTCGCCGACTTTCTCAAGATACACCGGAGAACCGTCGGACTTTGGAGAAGCGATTCAAGTAATCCGAATCATGATCTTTTGATCGAAGTTCTCGGAGACATAAAGAAGCGAAAAACTAAAGAGATCGTTCAAGAGATCATCACTCCCGAAGAAGACATGACGTCATTCACTGAGAAGAAAAAAGACCAGTCGGTTACTCTTGCTTTTTGTATCATGATAGTCGCTTTTTTGTGGTTCGCTTTGTTTATTTATATGCTAGGGAAATAATATGATCTTTCTTTATACGGACGCGATCGGATTCATCGAACTTGTTCAATCAAGCGGATCGGACAATACTGTCGTTCAAGCCGCTCGCGTTTCATTTATCAATTATGAAGAGTTCAAAGAGTTCGAGCCGGAGCTGACTAGTCGCGACAAACGATTGATTAACTATCTCGCAGAGAACAATCATACTTCGCCGTTTGAACATAATTCGATCACCTTCAGAATCAAAGTTCCGCTCTTTGTTCGTAGTCAAATCATGAGACATCGAACTTTCTCTTATAACGAAGTATCAAGACGATACACGTCCGAGAAAATTGAAATATGGGAGCCGAGAAGACTCCGATCTCAAAGCGATACGGCTCTTCAATGTTCGGACGGAGATCTTGACGACGAGCTCGCTCTTGAGATCTATCGAGAATCAGTCGCTCAGTCTTTGAAGGCTTATCATAAGCTAATCGAAAGAGGAGTCGCTCGCGAGCTTGCTCGTTGTGTTCTTCCAGAGTCGACTTATACAACGTTTTACATGACCGGCAATCTTCACAACTGGATCAAGTTTTTGAAGCTGAGACTAGACAGTCATGCTCAACCGGAAACGCAAGTCGTTGCGAGTTTGATTCAAGAACAGCTTGAGGAGTTGTTTCCAGTTTCGATGAACGCTTTTTTTAAATAGGAACTGAGTTCCGGTTTAGGATATGTGATGAATGAAAGCATGATAGAGTTTATAAGACAGCTTCAGAGATTCGCCATTAAACAAGTCGATCTTTGGAACGAGCAAGGGCAAAAAAATAATAATAACATTTATGCTGTTGTAGGAGAGAAGACTCCGGAGATTTTATCAACAACTATTAAGAGAGTGCTTAATGAAGAGGTTGTCTTAAGCGAACAAGAGATCAAGCAATTTATTGAATTTATAGATCATCGTTCTTTAAGAGTTCCTAAATTCGACAAAGACGAATCTGTTTCATTTAAAAAAGGAGTAAAAATGATTGATTTGATTTGTATCTCTCTGGGAGAGCTTTGTATATCCGGCAATCTTAGAACGATAGATCTTGATATTGTTGAGCGTTTCTTAAGACAAGATCAGAAACTTTTTTTAAATAGGAACTAAGTTCCGGTTTAGGTTATTATATTATGGATAATCAACAACTAAACGCGCGCGATCAGCTTCTTGCGAGACTATACAAAGAGCTTCGCGTCGAAGATCAAAACAATCCTCTTCAAGCTGAATCGCTAGAGCTTTATAATGAAATTCAAAAAACCTTGATCGGAGTAATAAGGAATGTCTATCAAGAGCAAATCGAAGAGTTCAAAAGAAAGCAAGAAGAGGCCTCAAGGAAGACCGTCAAAAAAGATTCCTAAATACATTGAACCGCTTCTCGAAAACTTGAGATCGGGAATGAGTTACGACGCGGCTTGTTCACTAGCGAACCTTTCTCGATCGACTGTCGAGAAATGGAGACAGAATGACGAAGAGTTCAACGCGGAATTTGAAGCGGCGATCGATTACGCTGAAGCTGTCATGATTAAAGAGATCAAGCGGCTTGGAAATGAAAAGAGCGACTGGAGAGCGATCGCTTGGCTTCTTGAAAGAAGGCTCCCGGAACGCTGGAGCTTGAAGCGAGAAGTTGACATGACGATCGACAAGAAAAGCGACGGAACTGATCTTGTCGCGAGTATGATTCAACAAGCGAGCGAAGAGTTCTTGAAGTCGGAGTCAGCTAGTGAAGAGTGAGGATCCGATCTACTTTCAACCGAGCGATTTATTCGATCCGGCGATCATTCGTATAAATGAAGACAATCGAGTCGAGTACGATCAAGATCAGCTCCGGAGTATATTAGCAAATCAATATTATGAAACGCTTTCATCGATGTCGAATTATAGAACAGCTAGCGAAAACGAGAAACGACGACGGGCGGATCGTCTCGCTTGCAAATGGCTAATTGCTATGAGGGACGCGGCGATCTTCGGCTCATTGACTAAGAGACCATTAATTATCAAAAAAGAGGACAAATGAATGTGGATAATTTCGAAAAACTTAAACATCTCTCACTCTGTACCGGCTACGGAGGAATTGATCTCGGACTTAAACGAGCTCTCGGAGCGATTGAGTCAATCGCTTATGTGGAGATCGAAGCCTTCGCCGTCGCGAACTTGGTTGCGAAGATTGAAAACGAATTCATCGATCCAGCTCCTATCTGGACGAATCTTAAAACACTCGACTGGAGTCTCTTTCGCGAAAGAGTGGATATCTTGTCGGGCGGCTTTCCTTGTCAACCGTTCTCCGGAGCCGGGAGGAGAAAAGGAGATCAAGACGAACGACATCTCTTTCCCTTCATTAAACGAGGAATCGAAATCTCAAGACCGTCAATTGTCTTCTTGGAGAACGTCGAAGGAATCTTGTCAAGTAAACTCAGCGGAGACGATTGGAACGATCCGGAAGGAACTCCGGTTCTCCTCCATGTCCTCCGAGAGCTGGAAAGAATTGACTACACAGCGACGTTCGGAATATTCTCAGCGAGCGAAATCGGCGCTCCTCACCAACGAAAAAGAGTCTTTATTCTTGCAATCTCAAACGAGACAAGACGATCAAGCGTTGAATCTGTCAATAATCTTCTCAGTAAAAACAGAAGATCAAGAAGGACAGTCTTTCCGGCATACAGAGGACAAGAGCAATATTCTTTTGAACCATCAAGGGCTTTGGGGAACTCCGAGAGTAGGAATGTCAAAAGCAAAAATGGGAGGATCGAGTCCAGAATCAGACAAAAGGTGGAAGAATCGAATAGAAAATCAGATATTGGGTCGAGTGCAAGGAATGTCAGTAAAAAAAGTTTTAAATCCGCGGTGGGTAGAAATGCTCATGGGAATTCCGATCGGCTGGACTTCTCCGAGCTGTATCAAGATTGTGACAATAGAACAGACGAGCTCAGACTTCTCGGAAATGGAGTCGTTCCCGATACAGCCGAACGAGCGTTTCGAGTGCTTTGGAAAGAACTGGGCGACTCCGCAAGCTAGGGATCACAACGGAAAGCAAGAACGAGCGTATAAGGGACTAAGTTTCGATCTTCCGGCACAAGTTGAACAAGAAGAATCATGAACGAACTCAATCTCAACGAGCTACAAAGAAGCATCATTCAGCGAATCATTAAGAAAGACAAGATCATCGCGGCTCGTTGCGGCTGGGGTTCGGGAAAGACGGCGGCTCTTGTCTTCTCGATTCTCTTTGTTTCTAAAATGAGACCGGGGACTTCGGCTCTTCTAATTACTGATACAGCTCCGCGCTATCAATCGGTATTAATGCCGGAGATTGAGAAGTGGCTCGTTCCGCTCGGGTGGGCTTACAACTATTCTTTGAAACTTTGGATTGATACTCATTCCGGTTCTTCTGTTTACTGTCGAAGCTATTATCGGCCGGGAACGAGGGACGCGACGCACAATCCGCTTGAAGGTCTAAACATCACTTCGGGAGTCTGTCTCATAGATGAATGTCAAACATTAAACGCTGAAGTCGCTCATAAAGCACTCGGACGTTTAAGAGCCGGCGAAAGTCCGATCTTAATCATGGTCGGACTTCCGGTCGTTGGTGCATGGTGGTGCGACATGAGCGAACAAGCGAACTACGCTCCGCTCTTATATTCATCTTATGTCAATCAAGATAACTTAAGCGATGACTGGTTCGAAGCGACAAAGCTCCTCCCGGCAGATGAACGCGAAGCGATGGTGATGAACAAGCCGAAGCCACCGACTGGTTTGATTTACTCTGAGTTTACCGAGTCGCTCATTCTTGATAATTGGCAGTATAAAGAATCGATGACCGCAAGAATCGCAATCGACTGGGGATTCAGAAAACCGAGCGTCTTGATTATTGTTTACGATGAAGAACTCGAAGCGAGCGTCATTTGTGCGGAATTCAATCCAAAAGAAGTCACGACGGAGCAACTCGCCAGACTGATTACTTCTATAGCGTGGCCGCGATCGCTCAAAGATCAAGCTCCTTCTTCCCGAATATGGCTAGACGACGGAGTCGCGGACAAAGCCGGAAGGGCTCGAAACGATCAAACCGGAGCGAGTGCTTTTCGAGCTATGAGAACAGCTCCGCCGGTCGGACTCGGAATCGCTTTGAGATCGACAACGGATCCGATTCGGACGGACGTTCTCAACGGTATTCAACGACTAAAAAGAGCTTTCGCTCAACGTCGATACATGATTACTCGCGACGTATGGGATAAAGGAGAAAGAGCGACGGGAAACTCTTTGAGAAAAGCTCTTCTTTCTTATGCTTGGGATAAGCAAGAGAAGCCGGTCAAAGACGGCCGCGAAGATCCGCTCGACGCTCTTCGTTATGATTGTATCTTGTATAATTGGAATGACACGTCGATTCAAAGCGGATATAAATCAAGATCAACTAGCTCTAATCGTTCTCGCAAGGTAAGAACCGGCGGAGCGTCCGCAAAGGACTTTTAAGATGAGATACTTAGGGTCTAAAAGACGAATAGCGAATAAGATCATCAACTATATTGAACTAGAAAGAAGCCCGGAATCTTATTGGGTCGAGCCTTTCGCCGGCTCTTGTTCTATTCTAGCAAAAGCAAAAGGAAAGCGAATCGGCTCGGATATAAACAAAGAGTTGATTGCAATGTTTAAGGCTCTTCAAGCCGGCTGGATTCCGCCGTCTAAAATAACAGAAGATGAATATAACGCTATCAAGAATAATCGATCCGGCTTCCCAGATCATCTAGTCGCTTTTGTCGGATTCGGTTGTTCATTCGGAGGAAAGTTTTTCTCCGGATATGCAAAAGACAGTCTAAAAAAACAAAATTATGCTCTTGAAAGCAAAAATGCGTTATTAAAAATAAGCTCAAAAATAAAAGACGTCGAGCTATATCACTGTCAATATTATGATTTGGATATCCCTTCGAAGAGCGTCATCTATTGCGATCCACCATATAGAAATACAACTGACTACAAATTCAACTTCAATCATGATGAGTTTTATCAATGGTGTGAGGATCAAGTAAAGAAGGGTCACAAAGTATATATAAGTGAGTATCAGTCACCGTTTAAAGAAGTATGGTCTTGTGAGATAAATTGCGTTCTTGATAAAAAGACAAAAACAAAAATTGAGAAGTTATATAGTGTTCATGAGCCTTCTATGTTTATGCTAAAAGGATATTGAACTAAGAAAGCGAGCTTTGAAATGGAGTTTAAAGAACGTCAACTCGCGATCGTGCTTCTTGATTTAATCGGCTCGACTGCTTTCGTTCAAAGAGTCGGAGCTCGAAAGGCCGCCGAATGGCTTCAATATCATGATCGGTTGACTCGCTCTTTAATCTACAAATTCCAAGGTCGGGAAATAGATCGAAGCGACGGTTTTATGTTGAGCTTCGATCGCTGTATTGACGCTGTCAACTTCGGTCTTCATTATCAGCAATCAATCCCGGCGAAGACTAAGATTCAAGCTCGGATCGGGATTCACTGGGGGGCGATCATCGAAGTTAAACAAGAAGAGTTGTATGTCGGAGTCGGAGCGAAAGGAATCGAGCTAGAAGGGATCTCAAAGAATATCGCCGCTCGGACTATGTCGCTTTGCGGAGCCGGTCAAGTTCTACTCACTAAAGAAGCGATGACAGTCGTTAAACATCGAACGAACTCATTCACTCCGAAGGGGACTCGATACGCTTTAGCTGGAGAATATCGTTTCAAGGGAGTTCGAGAAACTCAAATTATCTACACCGTCGGAACAACGATCGAGTCTCTACAGCCGCCGAAGGGAAGCGACAAAGTCAAGCGATTAGGAGGAGCGAAGCGGATCAAGTCTCGACTAAGAGATAAAAAGTTCAAGGAACTTCTTTGGTTCATCTTGTCAAGAACAGCGCTGATCTTTGTTCTATACTTCTTGACGATCTTCGTTCCATTTATCATCGATCCACATAAGCGACTCATGAGCGAATTGACTTACTTCGCCTTTATTGATCCGATTATTCAGTTTATAACGAAATGGATTCCGGGAATATGACATGACTCAAGAAATAAAAAGTGAAAAAGATAAAATTCAAGAACAGAAATATCGCCGCGGTTGGTGGTTCTCTGTCGCTTTCCTTTTAATCGTTGTCGGACTAATTCTCTTTTTAACTTATGTAAGAATCGTCGATGAAAACAGAGACGTCCTTGTCGGAATCCTTGGAGTCATCACCGGCTCAATCTCGTCGATGATGTCGATCGCTTCCGGTCGAGATCCTTCCGAAGTAGAAGAGTTAAAAGATAAGCTAGGGAAGGCGAACGCAGATCGAGAAGCATTAATCGCTAGACTTCGGGACGCTCAAATTCAGCTACAATTAAAAAACGATCAGCTCGGAGAACTACAAACGGCAATCATCGACAAGCTGTCTCTGTTTTCAAATCAGCGAATCATCAAGACAAAGAGCCCGGATCAAGTTGTCCTCGATTCGAAGGTTGAAGAATGGCTTCCATAGATAGACGAAAGGCCTTCGTCGTTAGAAAGGATCAAAAAACGACGAAGGCCTTCAGACTCTCAACACGTTCAACAAACCGAAGTCAGTCATTAGTTTAACGATTCAAGAAGCGATAAAATCACTTCACTTGATTAATTTTATTTATTGCTTATATAATAGACTGAAATCGTGTTCAGTAGTGAGATTAATATGTCTGAAGAAGCTCGCGAGCAAAAACATCTAAAAGCGAAGTTTCCTCGTTTCCGAACTAAGGGAATCACCGGAACGCAACTCTCCGGAGGAGTCATCACCGGGAAGGAGCGAAACGCTTCCCTAACCGGCTTGAACTGGATCTCCGAAGCTGAAGAAATGTTGAGAACGGATCCGATCGTTCGCCGATCTTGGTTCATGCTTAAACAGACTCTACTCTCCGCTTCTTGGCGATTCGAGCCGGGGATCGAGAACGATCCAATAGCTGAAGATCTCGCTCGATTTATGAATGAATGTTTCGGCTTCGACGGATATTCAACTCAAATGAGTATGAGCTTTGAAGATCAACTCGCTTATTTACTTGAGTTCATTCCGATCGGTTATCGCTACGCTGAAGAAGTCTATAGAGTCGGAGTTGACTCTCAGGGCAGGGCTCGAATCTTTTTAGATCACTTTGCGGATCGAGAACCTTCAGCCCATAATCGCTGGCTATCAAGAGACAATCAACACTTGGACGGAGTTCTTCAAAACATCGTTGGAATGACTCACATTCCGGAACCGATTCCGGCGAATAAGCTCCTTCTCCTTACATTGAACCGAACCGGCTCAAACTTTGAAGGGATCGGAATGTTACGTCCGGTTTGGTGGTACTGGCGAACAAAGCAACGAGTTTCTAATTTAATGTGTGTAGGTGTTGATAGGTGGGCGATCCCGACTCCGGTCGTTAAAGTTGATCGAGCTGTCGCCGAAAGTATAGGATTGACGGACGGCGACATCGACGCAATGATTGACGACGCTGAAGCTCAAGCTCAAGCGTTTATCTCTACAGAACAAAGCTACCTTGTTCAAAACGGAGCTGTCTCGTTTGATACGTTCGCGGCTCAACCGAACCTTTACGCGTCCGCTCCGATCGACATCATTCGTCTTTGTGACGCTCAGATCTCAGCGGCCTTCTTGGCTCAATTCGCTGATCTTGGAAATACCGAGACCGGAGCGAGATCAGTCGGAGAGATTCATCTTTCAGTTTTCAGAAGAGCGGCTATCAATCTTTGTGATATTGTCACAAGTGCAATCAATGGAGTTGATCGAAGAGGAGCCGGAACTGTAGGACGTCTCTGTCGTTGGAACTTCGGGAGCGTCGATCCTTCCAAACTTCCGAAGTTGACCCACACTGGCCTTGATACCGACGATCTCGCCGAATCGATCAACGCTCTTCCAGCTCTTGTGACTTCCGGTCTTTTGACTCCGGACGATGAACTCGAAAGAGCGATCCGAGATCGACTCGGAGCCGGTGAACTTCCCGAAGACGCTCAACGCTCTTCGCTTGATCGAACGCTCCAAGCTAAAGGAGGAGGAGTCGCGTCTTTTACTGAGAGATTGATACAAGAGAAGCGGAGTCGACGATGAATCAAAGAACTCAAGCTCAGACTCCAGCTCCGAAGAGAGATCGAATCAAAGGATCGAAAGTCAATCCGAAGGGCTCAGCGAGTGGATCAAGAGGAGGAATCGAGATCGGCGAATCTTCTCTTAAAGCTCTTGAGTCGATGAGGGATAAGCACAATAAGCGATACAAAGCCGGATCAAAGAAAGTCGATCTCGGTACGCTTAAAGCTGTCTTCAGAAGAGGAGCCGGAGCGTTCTCCGTTTCTCATCGTCCCGGAATGAATCGAAATCAGTGGGCGCTTGCAAGAGTAAGAACCTTCTTGAAGCTCGTCGGAACCGGTGAACGAAAAGAAAGCTATACGACTGATCTTGATTTACTTCCGAAGGGTCACCCACAAAGAAGCGAACTGACTGAACTCGCTCCGAAGAGGTACGATCATATTGATTTCACTCCGCCGAAAGACGTTCAAGAAGCCGCTCGTCGAGCTTTAGAAGTTCGAGCCACAAAGCCGGAGTCTCAAAAAGGATTGACGTCCGTAGGAATTGCAAGAGCTCGCGATCTTGCAAACGGTCGCAAAGTATCTCCGGAGACAGCTCGAAGAATGTATTCGTACTTTACAAGACACGAAGTCGATAAGCAGTCGCCAAAATGGGACGACTGGAGTAAAGGCCGGATAGCTTGGGGAGCTTGGGGAGGAGATCCCGGCTTCCGGTGGAGTAGCAAACTTGTAAATCAAATGAAGCGAGCTGATGAAAGAATGAATACTTTACGAGCATATTCAGAGACTGATTTAAAACTATATGAAGAGACGAACGACAGAGAAGACGGATTGATCGTCGGACGTCCGTTCAAGACCTTAGCACTCGGACAAGTCACTTCAAGAATGAACGGTTCAAATATCGGACAAGAGATCGATCAAAGTCTTCTTGAAGAACTAGTTCGCGTTTATAATGAGCGAGCCGAATTCGATCCGGTCGTCATAGACTGGCAACACTCGACGAGTCCGTTTCAAAGCGGATCGCCGGCACCTCCAGAAAGCGGAAACGCTCTCGGACTAATCGTCGGACTAGAGATCAGAGACGGCGGCCTGTATGCTATCCCGGCTTATAATGAACGCGGTCTCGAAGTTGTCGAGAAAGCCGGCGGCATACTCTGGAGCTCGCCGGAGTTCATCACCGGAGAAGTATTCTCAAGGGACGGCGGCGAAAAGATCGGCGACGCTCAACTCTTAGCGGTGACATTGACTCCGCGTCCGGCTCAATCAAATAACAAAATCGATCGTGTATTACTAAACGAAGGAGCAAACATGAACATCGATGAGATGAATCACGAAGAGCTTAAAAAGGCTTATATCGCCAAAGACGAGCTTGTTAAAAGTCTTGAAGCTCAAATCGCAGAAATGAAAGACGAAGCTGAAGCGTCAATGATGACTCAAACTAAAGACGAGTCTGAGAAGATGACCGAAGACAGCGACAAAGACAAAGCTGAAAAAATGGGAGAGTACAAGAAAGACGACGAGAAGAAAGAGAATCTCATGAGTGAGAAGCTCAACGATTCGACTCTCCTTTCTGAAGTTCAAGCTCTTCGCGAGAACAATCAAAGATTAAGCGAGCGTCTTGAAGCAATCGAGCAAGAGAAGCGAGAGATTGAAAAGCGAGAAGCTGTCAATGTACTTCTTCGCGACGGTCGAATCAATCCGAGTGAAATGAACGTCGTCGGAAAGGCTTACGAGCTTCGCGAACTACAGCCGGAATTCTGGAAGATGTTCTCTGAGCGTCCGATGAATTCAAGCGTAAATCTTTCAACCGTCGGACATGGTGCAAGCGGTCAAGAGATCAACAAAATGACCTTGAACGAGCGAGTTCAAGAACTAGCAAAAGAGAAGAGCGTCTCTTATTCTGAAGCTCTTCAATTATTCAGAACTGAAAATCCCGATTACTATCAAAAAGCTTTTGGAGTATAAAAATGAATAGTACTTACAATTCAATTACACTAGTCGCCGCCGAAGCGATCTCAGAATTCAGCGTCGTCGCTCTTGATACAGCCGGTAAAGCGGCTCTTCCAAGCGCCGCGACCGATGACGGCATTATCGGAGTCGCTCAGCGTACAGTATCAGCCGGCGATCCGGTTGAAGTTCTTGTTTACGGAATCACTCGCGTTAAAGCGAGCGGAGCGATCACTTTCGCAACGACTCCGATTCTTCAAGCTGAAAGCGACGGCGAAGTCTCCGCTTGTGTAAGTGGAAGCTATCCGATCGCTCGCGTTCTTCCGAACGTTAATCAACTAAGTACAGCCGGAGCCGGAGAGCAGTTCTTCGCGTTCTTCCTTGGCTCATTCACTCCTTTAGCATAATAAAAGAGGTCTAAAAAATGGCAAGTTCATACTCTAATATCCACCCAGTCGACGAAATTCTTTCTAGTCTAGTCGTCGAAACCGTTCAAGGCGATGACGTCTTCATCGCTGACAAAGTTCTCGAAACGATTACTATCCCTCAAAGAAGCGGAACTCTGCTTCTTGAAGAAAGTCGTAATTTCATGGGAGCCGGCGCCGGTCTTGATCTTTTAAGAGCTCCGGGAGCGAGTCGCGCTGTTCTAGGCGGCTTCGATCGTTCAAGCCAAACTTACAAAGCTGAGACTTTCGGACTTGAAGACTATATCGCAATGGAAGACATCGTTGATTCTCAATATCCCGGAAGCGAAGAACAAAGAGCAGTCCGCAAAGTTGCAAGAGCTTTGAGAATTGCTAAAGAGAAAAGATGTGCTGACCTTCTCTTCGGTACTTCAAACTTTAACAATGATACAGCGGCGAACGAATTCGGCGGCGAGTTTGATGACGCGAACGCGGAGCCTTTAGCGAATCTTTACGATCTAAAGAATACCGTTTTTGAGGCCGCTCATGGTGTGAATCCCGACACTCTCGTTCTTGGTCATAAGGTATTCAGAACACTAGCGAAGAATCCCGAAGTTCGCGGATTCGCCGGAACTTCTTCAGCGGGCTTCGCCGCCGGTTCTCGAATTCTTTCAAACGAAGCAACTCTTCAAGTTCTTCGCGATGTCCTAGGAATTCAAAACATTTATGTCGGTTCAGCTCTTCGAGATACAGCCGTCCCCGGAGCGACTTCAAGCGAATCTTTCGTATGGAATCAAACATCGATCTTCATGGGTATTCTTCGCGGATCGGACGCTATTATTCAAAAGACCGGCGGTGTTAAAGCGATGCCAGTCGCCGCTTTGAATCTTCAGTTCGGTTCATATATGGCCGGTCAGTTCGACGATCCAAGTAAATCAATTCGTCGTACTGTATGGGCGGAAGAGGCGCACACTTTCCACAAAGTTGATTCAACTCTCGGACGAATCATCACAACTTGTGTAAACTAAGAAATGCTTTGTCAGTGCGGACGGTCTCTTCTTCTCGCTGAAGATGACGCGGATTTAAAAGCGATCAATGATCTCAAGAAACAAGTGAAGTCTTCTTCGGGAGAGATCTCCGCACTATTAAAAGCAAGAGTTGAACAATTAAAAGCTGAAGTCTCCGCGGAGAAGAGCTTTCGTCGCGGTCTTCAACAATCTCAAAAAGAGATTACTGATATTCTAAGAACAAGCCTTGAGACTGTATCTCCTCAGAATCTTCTTAGTCTAACAAATGAGCAACTGATTGATATTATGCTTCAAAGTGGACTCGGTCGGAGTATCGATCAGTTTATTGAAGATCAAGACAAAATCAGAGACTCGATCAATCAAATGATAAACGTAATCGATCCAGCTTTCGATTTCAGCTCGATTAATAATCAAGTTGATATGATCGCTCTTCAGAACGCGAACTCGCTATTCGATGAAGTTGTGATTCCGGTTTATCAAAAACATATTAAACAAGCTCTAAGGGACGCGACTTTTATTACTTCAGTCGATGACGCTCTTTCAAACTTGCAAATCAAATTAAAGCAAAGCGAAGGTTCGACGCTGACAGAAGTTCGAACTAAAATCTCTCAATATGGAAGATCAGTGACAGCGACGGCCGGAGTCGCGGCCGGTTTAACTAATTATTTATATACGGGGCCGGTCGACGGAATTACTCGTCCTTTTTGTTTAGAACTAGTAAACAAAGTAGTGACAGATAGTCAGCTAAACCGGCTTAATAATAATCAAGGTCTATCGGTCATCACGTCCGGCGGCGGCTATAATTGCCGCCATTCTTGGAGCCCGGTCTCCGAAGGATTCATTCAAGCCGCTAAGCTAGATCGAGCGACTCAGTCAGATATAAACAAAGCGAATTCGAAAGCGAAGAAATAGTCATGAGAAAAGCAATCACAAATCAAGATCATCGCTTCATTTGGTCTCCTCAAGTTCCGACGACTGGAATTTCCTCGCTCGCGATTGATACAGAGTCGGGAATCAGCGAAAACTTTGTTCGCTTTACTGACGACGTATCAGTGACAGCGATCGCAAATGATAGAAGAACTTTGACTGTCTCCTCGGCTCCAGCTTCATACTATCGACAGTATCAAAACGGATTCCTTCTCACTTCAAGCGACACGTATTACTCAGTGAACGTAAGTCGGTTTGTAGGAACGACGGCTATCCTCGCCGAGCCTTTACCGAGGGAAATTGATCTTTCAACTTCGGCGACTCTTCATCTTAATACAATGTATGTCGACATCGATTCGACAGCGATCGCGACAAGCGGAGTCTATCCGTTTCGAATCTCATACAACGAATTAAACATGAGTAATGTTCGACAAGAACGCGGACTCTTCAAGGTGACTCCGCGTCCTTTTAATACTGGCTTAGATCATGCTCAATTCGTCGCGATGTTTGCGAATCTCGCTGACATGATTCCACGTCGACAAAGCGACTTCTCAACTCAAATAAAAGTCGCTGAGAATGAAATCATTCTCGCTGTCAGAGATCATCTAAACAGTGATGATATAACAGAAGATGAAGTCTTCAATCCGGAGTCGTTTCAACTAGCTCATTCTTATTGTAGCGCCGCAATCGTTTATGAAATGAATCTCAATCTCGACGCGGCTTCAGCGATGAGAGCCCGTTGTCAAGAGTTGATTGACTCGGCTCTTCGATCAATCTCGCTCGATTTGGACGGAGACGGAGTCATCGACGCCGGAGAAGAAGATCTTCGGCGAAAAGGTGGAAACGCTCAAGACTTTCGAGCGAGCTGGAGAAGCTACTCAAAGACGGCGAACGATTCTTTCTTTAACCCAGTTCGCGGAATGAGACACTAGTCATAAATAGGAACTCAGTTCCGGTTTAGAAAAGGAGGAGAGAATGAGAGTAAAAATAGATCTAAAGCTCCCTTCTAATTTGTGGACGGCTAAAGATACGCTCGTTCTTGCTCAAAATACCGTCGCTTCGATTAAATTAAGAACGTCGAAGGGAATTGACGCGACCGGAGTTTCTTTCGACAATTACTCAACAAAACCGATTTACGTCGCTTTTAAAGGAGCGAGATTGAAACCGAAAGGCGGCCGGCCTTCGAGAACAAATAAGTCAATCTATTACGCTCGCGGCTATCGTCAATATAAACAAGAGAGCCGGCGAAGGACTCCGGGAGGAGAAGGACAGTCCGCGGAAGTTGATCTCGTTTTAAGCGGTCAACTCATGAATAATCTAGTTGTACTTGAAGCGACAAGAGATCGATTTAAAATCGGATTGACAAAACACGTTAAATCATACGGTTATCATGTTAATGATAAAAGAGAATACATCGGACTAACCGACGACGAAGTCGACGTTCTTGTCGACGCGATCGCTCTTGATCTTTCGGAGAAGTTGAAATGACTCAAGGAATATTCGCCGCTTTAGAACATCTTGAAGAAAGAATCATGAGTATCAATCCGAAGACCGACACTCATTCCGGTTTCGTTGCAATTCAGCGCGACGACGGATTGAGCGTCGAGCTTGACGAGCGTTCAAATAATAATCGTTATTTCGAATTTCAGATTGATACGTTTCCAGAAGACGACGGACAAGCCGGACTCTCCGGAAGGAAACGAGCGACGATTGATCTTCGAGTCAGATATGAGATCCCGACGTCCTACGGCTTTCTTTCTCGAATGATCGCCGAAGACGCTTCAAACTTGCTCGATTCTCTAAAGAGTCCGGACTATGATTATATTGATACTGGAATCATCAACGCTATTCCGGAGCGTCCTACTTTTGAAGCAATTACGAACGCAACTGGCGAGCGAGTCGCGTTCATTCTGACCATTCCTTTTACTTTGCTATTCTTGGAGAATTAAAAATGGCAGTAACTCATAGAAGTTTAAGCGTCGCCGTTGAAACTATTTTCGGCTCTCCGGCTCCTACTACCGGAATCCCTTCAACAAGCGGCTTGACTTACGTTTCAATTCCTTGCGAACGTGATCCGATTCTTATCCCCGGAGAACCGGTCGTTAGTGAAAGAAACGACACCAAAGACGGAAACTACTTCAACGCTCCGGAACCGGATACCGTTTGGAGCGGAGGGAATCGACTGAGAAGACGAACCGGTCAAGTTGTTTGTAGAGTTGACTTGACGACGATCGGAACTTCAGCGAATAACTACACTTCAAACTATCTCGGCTATCTTCTCGGAGCCGGCTTCAAGACTCAAGTTCCTTCAAGCGGCTTAAGAAGCGATACAGCTTCCGCAGTATCGGACGTGAACACATACAGTCCGACCGGATCAATCTTAGAAAGCGATGTCGGATTGATCGTCGGAACTGAGTTGAATGGTCGAGCTGAATATTCAGCGATCACAGATAATGACGTCGTCGGAGACGTGACAGTCTCACCGGCTTTCTCTTCAGCGTTCACCGGAACTCCAACGATCCGAGGTCTTCAGACTTGGTACATTCCGAGCCGTTCAGCGACCGGAACTTTTGAACACTCATTATCATTCAAGATTGACGGAGTGAATTTTCAATCACTCGCTTTCGGTTGCGTACTTGAATCGATGTCAATTACTGTCGACAACGGTCGTTTAATGGCTGATTTGACTTATCAATGTGCTTATATCACTGACAATCATTCCGCGGCTTCAACTCCGATCGAACCAGTTTATAACTCCGGAGCTCCGGCTTTATTCCGCGGAGCTTATGCCGTTGTTTCGAGTGGATCTCCGGCGAGCGAGTCAAACGGTACAGTCGGAGAGACTCAAGGTCGAATTGCTCTTGATTGCGAAGATTTCACGTTGACCGTTACAAATACACTCGTTCCGCTCGGCTGGAGCAATGACGTCATAGGAATGTCAGATATGGAAGTCTCAGAGGTTAGCGTCGAGCTTAATTTAACGCTTTCGACTGTTAATACAACTGTAAATGATGACTTCTTCAATAGGACAGCTCGTCAAGTCATCGTCGGAACGGCTCCCTTCGGAGACGGAAAAGGAGCGGCGATCATGCTTCCGGCGGCAATCTTGACAAATGATCCGAGCGTTTATGATGTGTCCGGAAATGACATCGTTCGACAGAATTTAAACTATCGTCAAGCTAGATATGCCGGCGATTATACTGATTCATCTTATGAACTCTTAGCCGGAAATTCTCCGTTCAGAATAGGCTTGACAGTAGGAAACGTTTAATATGGCTCTTTCATTTGTCACTAGTGCAGATCATGAAATCGAAATCGTTGTCACTTGCGATCCAAGCGTTCAATGTGATGAAGATCAAAAGTCAGCGTATTATAAAAGCGGAGACTTGAATGATCTTGGAGACGTAAAAGACGCGACTCGATTCATCATTCGAGCTCTTTCTCCGAGCGATCGCGAACAAGCTGAAGTTTCAGCCGGAGCTTATACTCGAAGCGAACTCGGTCGTTTGCTTTGGCTAGAATCGCCAAACGAAACAAAAGAAAGAGCTCGCTGGCATCATGAACTAGAAGACGATGAAAAAGAAGCTCTTGCTCAATATACAGCTTATCTCAATCGAGTTTATATTGAAATGATTCGAGCTAGTTTAGTTTCAATCGACGGTGAGACGGCGACTTATGAAACGATTGATAATATAAGGCCGGAGTCGATTCGGACTCAAACGATCAGTGAGCTAGTTCTTCATATTCAAAGAATAAGCCTTCTTGGTGATTCGGGAAAATAGCCGCCGCCGGTGTGGTGTGGATAAGTCGCTCCGGCTCTCGTTCTTGGAACTGTAATCAATGCAAAGAGAATTCTAGTCTTCGAAGAAAAAGAGGGAATTGCGGAGGAGCTTTCCGCGACAATCTTCCGCAATCTCAAGAAGACGAAGAGGGAAGATTCGTTCCCGGTTATCGAGTCGCTCCCGATTGCGGAGCCGGATTCAGTGATTTAAAAATCCGCTCTTGCCCAGTCGCTGACATGAATCGGCTCTCTCCGATTGTTAGCGCTTATAATTTGCATAAATCGGGACTAGTTGATTTAAAAACAATATACAAGAATCCGAGTATCGCTCTTATTGATTGTTTAAATGTGATACAATCAAATCAAGATGAAGCTCAGTCGAGAGATTTGGAGAAGTTGAAAAATGGCAACTAATAGACAAATAGAAATCGATGTCGTCTTAAATTCTTCGCAAGCTGAAAAAGGTCTCGACAAGATTGAGACATCTTCAAAAGAAGTCGGAGAATCTTTTTCGAACGCTGGAAAGGTTATCAAGTCTTTCGGCGGCGAAAGTTCAAGAGCACTCGGAGGAGTCGGAGAGGCCTTCGGAGGAGTTGTCGATTCAGTTCAAGACTTGAACTCCTCACTCAAAGCCGGCGGCTCATCTTTTACAGCTCTTTTAAGCCCGATCGGAATCGCCGTCGTCGCCGTCTCTGAGCTCATGTCAGCGTTTCGAGAATACCGAAATGAGGTCGACGGAACGAATATCAGAATTGAAGCATACAAAGCGGCCGCAAGTGAACTAACATCGATCATCGAAGAACTATCGGACGCTCAAGTCGTTTTGAATGAGGAGACGATTCGAGCTTTCAGAATACAATCACAAAGAGCACAAAGAGCGATCGAAGAAAGTCAAGCGATTCGAGAAAAATCAGTCAATACAGAAATATTGATAGACGGCCTTCGAAAAGAAATTGAAGCTCTTGAGGCTCGAGATAAAGCATATAAGAACGGTCAAAAATCAGCTGTAGAATCTGCTTATGCTGTCTCGGCGATCAATACGGCGCTTGAGAATAAAAAAGGTCAACTCTTAAAACTTGAAGCTCGACTCGCTGAAGAGCAATCGAAAGCCGATAAAAAAGCGATCGAAGGAGCGAAGGAGCGAAAGAAGCTGACAGAAGACCGGGAAGCCGCTCTTAAGAAATCGCCGGAGTTCTTGAAAAAACTTGCTCAGACTGAAGCTAAACTTCTGAATGACGCAAGAATCAATGAGCTTCAAAAAACAAAAGACGACATTCAAACTCAAATCGAAATTGCTCGAATCGGTTCTCTTCAAAAACAAGAAGAGCTAAGAGCGATCGAAGACATTTCAGAACAAACAAGATCGAAAGCGATCGCCGCCGAACGAAGTCGTCTTGAAGCTGAAATCTCAGCTATTGAGAAGGCCGGGAGGGAGAAGCGTCTTTCAGATCAGAAAAGAGCTTTAGCAGAGAGACAACGACAAGAACAGCAAGAGCGAAGCCGGCAACTTTTAGAAGATCGAAAGCGACTCCAGATTCAACAGCAACTTGACTCCGAGCTTCGATCAATTCGAGCTTTAGAAATTCAATCTATGGAAATTCATGGAGCGGATAAACTCGCAATCATCGAAGCGAATTATCAAGAAGAACTAAAGCTCGCGAAAGCGAACGAGAACTTAATCGAGATCGCTCGCCTTCGTCGCCGAAACGCTGAAGATCGGTTTTTACAAGAAGAGTTTGCGGCTCAACAAGAAGCCGAAGCTCAATCAAGAATCTTTGCAATAGAGAACGCTGAATTCGACTTGAGCTTTCAACGCGACTCTTATGATAAAGAGCTTAAGCTCTTAGAGTTACGCTACAAGAAAGAACGCGAACTCGCCGGCGATAATCAAGAAATGATAACAGAGTTAACGCGACGTGAAACGCTAGAAAGGACTCAACTTCAAGCGAAAGCGACTCAAATTCAAATCGAACAATTAAAGCAAATCGGAGAACAGTTTCTCGAAGCCGGAGCGTCCGCCGCTTATGCTTCTTTAGTTGCTGGAGAATCATTCAAAGACTCCGTCGCTCAATCAATTTATGCAATCGGTCAACAAGCCGCCGTTCAAAGCGCTTTGTCATTTGCGGAAAGTGTCGGACGACTTGCTTTCGGAGATGTCGCCGGAGCGGCCTTGAAAGCGAAAGCCGGGGCGATGTATGCCGGAGTCGCCGCGATCGCCGGAGTCGCTGCGAATAAAATGGGAGTCGGAGGAAGCGGAGGAGGAGGAGAAGAGCCGACAAGTCCGTCCGGGATTGCTCAGACTTCAGCTCCTCAAAGAGAAGAAGCAAGTCAAGAAGCAATCGTTTATAATATCAATTTCTCCGGCGCTGTTATATATGATACTAAGACGGCCGCCGAGCAAGCTCTCGCCGATCGCGTGACACAACTTCAGAACCGTCGCCGCCGCGGCGGAGTCATGAGAAGGAGCTCATAAAATGCCATTGAATCAAGTCGCTCCCGATTTCGCTTTGTTGAGTTCTCTTGATATGAGAACTTATGACAGCGTTGAAATATTTCAACGAAACGGATCGTCGGTCAATATGCCGAGCTTTTCAACCGGCTCCGGCATTTATGAAGATTTATTATTCTTCTTGAACGGCCGTTATTCATCTTCGACAGTTTACGCAACGGCTCAATTCTCAGTTGCGACGTTCGGCTCGAACTGGGCTTTCTCGATAAATAGCAATGATAAAGTCGTCATCGCTTCGACTAGCAATTTCGAGATCGCTAGTGTCGGATCAAGTGATCCCTTCGGATTTGGAAACAATACGATTTCAGCGACATTGAGCGGATCGACTTACTTTGTGACAGCTCCCAACGACTGGACTCGCGGACTAATAGATTTAAGCGACTGTTCATACAAAATAAGCGATCCCGGCGGATCTGGTAACTTTTACTTTCCGGACGTCAAGCCGGACGTCCAAGACGTCTCAGTCTTTGCGAGATCTTACTCCGGGAGCGATTCAGATTACTTCGGTCTAACTACTCTTGAAACGCTAGACAATACCGTCGCAAGCTCGACAGATATCACATGGACGATTAATAATTCCGGCTTTGTTCAATGCCATTATAGAACGAGCCTTAATGATATTGTTTGGAGCTCAAACGAGCTCCGAAACTTGCTCGGATTCACTGGAAACGAAGAACCGGTCATCGACGGAACGATCTCAAGATTGACAGCTTCAAAAGTTTCGCCGGCTTGCTTGTTTCCGACTCGACCGATTCAAAGTCAACACTTAAGCGTTGAGAACGTGAGTCAATATCGGCGATTCATTGGCGGCGGCTATGCTTCAAACTTTATCGGCTCTTATGTCACTACTCTTTTAAATTTCGACTTGGACGCTCAACTTGATTCAAAAGATGATTATCGACATTTCTCAAACTTGTTCGCTCCGCGTATCTCCGGCGGCGAAAGAATCAATTTGTATCAGTGTTGGGGAGATAGCCGAAGAGCACTCAGAGAGGACGAAGTAAACGCAAATCAAGCGGCTTATACTTCACTTTATACGAGCGAAGAGAATGGAGAAAGAGGAAGATTGAGAGGATCTTGTTTGACTCCGAGCTTTGATCTTGCTTATCCCGGAAGGCTTCATCGACGAGTCCCGATCAGAATGGAGATTGAACACTTATGAGCAATTCTTTCTCTACAAGTCCGACTCTTGTCGATCCAAGTCGAACGACAGCGACTCAAACAATTCGATCAACTGAAATCTCTCGACTCGCCGATCTTCAGAATTATATTTTCGCGACAAGCGGAACTCATAACGTATTAAGTCAAACTTATGATGATTCATGTTTCATTCAAGACGCGACGTCATTTACAACAATGTCACGCTGGATCATTCCGAGAATTTCACGTTCTCATAATGAACTTAAGGTTCGCTTAAGTGCTTTTTGCTCAACTGCCGGAGCTCAAGTCAGACTGACTTTATCTTTCTTAATTTCAGCGAACACTTATACAGCTACAATAACAGTAACCGACACCGGCCGATATTCTTCCGGATTCGATGTCGCAACGATCACGACGCTATCAAGTGAAACTGAAGAGTTCGCGATCTTAACTCTTGAAGCGAAAGCTCCGGCAAGTGATGAAGTCGAAATTCTTGGAATACAAGCGAACTGGAGTCCGATCTCTTCGCCATTGTCCGCTGGCCTTCACTACCAAGGAACGAGCGAGTTTGTTCCGGTCGGAGCGAATCGGCAAGGAGACGATCTTCCTTTGACTTCGCGATTCGGAGTTGACGCTCTTAACAATATTGAGACTCTAAGAAAAAGAGGAAGAACTCTTGTTTGTTGGTCGGGAGTTGAGAACGCGAGTTCTTCTCAGTCGCTACAATTCGCCGCAAATCCGCCGATCGGACTCGGAGTCGGAGACGCCGGAGTTCTCGGATCAATATCCGCTCTTCCGGTCGGAATGAATGAGATCGACGGTCTTTCAATCAATCTCTTTGCGTATGTGGTCGGACTCGGAGCCGGCCAATCGATAACAGTTGAGATATTCAATCATCGAATGACGTTCTCGTTTAATGGCTGGAATAGTTACTCTTTGGAGATATTCGGAAGCGACTTGAATCTAAGCGACGAGTTCGGCTTATCAGTCTATCGAGTTGAAGTAAATAATACTGATACAAACCTTCAATCTCTTCTCAGTTTCAACAATCCGGTTTCGTCAAGTCCTTATGTTTCATCTTTGTCTATCATAGGAGTTTAAGTCATGTTAATTCCGACCGGATTCGCCAAACTTCCGAATGATGAAAGCTGTTATAATGGCGTCGTTTTAATGGGAGGAGTTGTCGGACAAATATCCTCCGGACTCGCTCAACTGTCGAACGTCAAATCGCTCGGAGAAGCTCATTTTCAAGTAAATCATTCGCTTTGGGGTCAAACCGGATTCGGATCTTCCACCGGTGGAAACGGCGGTCTTTTTGTTCTTGCAAGCTACAAGAGCGACAGAGAATATAACTTCTTATATCAATCGACTCCGCTGTCGACTCGGCTCGCGATTGTTTTCAAGTATGCCGCTTTTGAGAACGCGAGTATCGTTCCCTATGTGAAAATTAAGTTAAGATCGACGGCCGGAAATAGTTACTCTGGAACCGTTCTTGACGAAGGGATCGAGTTCGAATCGGGAGTTCATATCGAAGACAGTTATCGTCAATATGTCGCGGCGAGAGAAGCGTTCACCGGTTGCGAGCTGATCGACGCTCCGACGAATCTCGTCTATGATCCTCCGCGTCCGCTGTTTGTTCCTTCGGCGAACCGAGGAGAACTTTTGAATGTTCAGATATTGCTTGCTTCAGTTGCGCTCTCTTCTGTTCACATTTATGATATATATGAAGCTGAAGTGACACCATGAAAGGTGGAAGTTGTTCTACCTTTTCTAAATAGGAACTGAGTTCCGGTTTAAAAGGTGGAAGTCGTTCCACCTTTTTTTAAAGAGGGAAAAGCATGATAACCAGTATAAACGCAAAAAGAGTTTTCGCTCTTGAGATCGGCGGTCTTTTATATCGTTATCATTCGACAACTCCTCCGGCTTCGACAAGCCTTGAAACTGAGATCGCTTCGGGAATTAACTACGTCGACAGAGAGGGAATATTGACGGTCGGATCGTTCTCGGCTTCTCTTGATCCAAGCGGAGGGATCGGCGAATATTCTCCGCTCTCTGTATCGCTAGCAATCGACAAGAAAGCGGATCTCGGAGACGCTGGAGTCGTCTTCGGTCGTTGCGGAGCTCGTTCAAGCGGAATAAGAGCAAGATTGACAGAAAGCGCCGATCGAGAAGCGACGTCTTTGAAAGTTGATACAAACTTAACTTCTTTATCATTCCCGCGCTTAATGCACATAGGCGGCGAGACAGTTCGAGTCAACTCCGCTTCAACGACGACGCTTACCGTTTCAAGCGGAAGAGGAGCCGGCAATACTCCAGTCCAAAGTCATTCGATTGATCTCGAGGGAACGATCGTCCCGGAGGTGACAGAATATATTACAACATTTAGAGGACGAAGAGCGAAACTCTACGGAGCGAATCAATATCAAGACGGCTCCGTTTCTGATTATGTGGAAATAATCAACGGCTTCATCGAAAGCTCTCCAACGATCGAAGACGGACAAGTCGTCTCTTTGTCTATCGTTCCGCTTTCAGCGATGATCGATACTAGCCTCAGTGATAAGATTTCACAAACTCACTTATTGAGCGGCTATCATTATTTTGACGGACAATTCGGATCTTCAATCGAATACGCGACAGAATTAAATAAATTTCAGAATTCAGACTATAACATTCTAGCCGCAAATACGTCGCTTTCAATCACCGCGAACACTTTCAACTTGATCGGTTATAATAATATAACTTATCTCGGCTTAGGAGTTTGTGGATCACTAGAAGACTTTGACGCGACGCTCCCAGCTGGAGTAGAACTCGATACATATACAGAGACTCACCCAAGATACCCAAAGCTCCAGATCGAACCGACATTAATTACTGAGAAAGCCGGTTTTCCGACTGCGGTCTCTATTGCGTCAACAACGAGCGATTATACTGAATACACAATCAACGCGGACAGCTCTCCGAGCAATTCTTTGACAGCTTCAGAGATTACAAATTCTTTCATTATGACATCGCTTCCAAGAACCGAGCTTAAACGTCATGAGCTCGGAAACGAAGAAGTTAAGAAATGGCCGGCCGTTATTAATGATACTCTTGAAAGCTCCGGAGCGTCTTCAGTGACCGGACTTTCGGGAGCCGTCGCAAAGTGGAGAATTGATCTAGGAAACAAAAGGATCATTACTTCAAAGACGACGACGTCAATCATTCCGGCGAGTCTTTATCTTTGGACGAGTCAAGCGGCTTGGAGTAACTACACTCGCGAAAACTATCCAAGATCGCCGCAGTATTTCGACGCGAACGGAAATCAACTCGAACTTGATTCTCTTTCTCGACTGTCTTATCCGATTGACATCGGACAGAACAACGATCCTTATCCCGAAGACTTTCGGGACTCTTCTTCAAATCTTGTAAAACAAGTCAAAATCGAAAGCGGATCAACGTCGACTTATAATCTAAGAGACATCGCTTCGGCTTATTATCAATTATATGAAAAAGCGATTCTCGTTGAAAGCTCGCTCGGCTTGCCTACAATCGCGACGGCCGGAGAGTTTCACTGGATAACAGTTCGATACTATGATCGAGTGACAGAAGAAACAAGAACTCAATTTTTTCAAGTGTCTCATGAAACGACGGCGACTTTCGGCGGAAGTGATGTCGGATATTTGCTTCACTTAAGACAAGGACAAGACTATTCAGCGAACTTCAGCTTCGGCGACTGGAGCGACAGTGAAAGAGCGCTGATCTTCCGGGGAGGTCGATTCGTCGGAGAAAATGCCGGAGTTGTCCTTCTTCAACTTCTTGAATCCGGCGGCGGCGACTTAATCAATGGCGACTATGATGTTTTATCGATCGGCTTGAATATTGATTCAAGCAACATCGACGAAGAGTCTTTTCTTTCAATCGGCTCCGGTTCTCCATTTTTGTTTAGCGATCAATACGCCGGAGACGGTCAAGACCTAAGATCAACTTTTGAATCTATTCTTCGACTGCTCGGAGCTTGTCTCGTAATGAAGCGAGATTCATCAACTGGCCGCTCTAAAATTGCTTTAGTTGCTGTCGGAGCTGAAAGATCAAAAGCGACTAGTTTGAATATTCAAGCCGGCGACTTTTTCACGAATCCAGCTCCCACATGGAATATTTATGAAGACATTGTGACTCAAATCGAATTTAAGTTTGATTATGATCCAGTCGATGAAGACTATCGATCAACTGTCATCTTCAACGATCAAGAAGCAATCAATCGCTACGGTGGCGAACGATCGAAAATCACTCTTGATCTTCCCGGAGTCAGTTCAAATCAATTCGGAAGAGGAGCCGGAGACATATATTCTCAATTCATTCCGACAGCGAACCGAATCTTCTCTTTGCTGGCGAATCCGCTCCGAACATGGACTGGATCAATCGCGACCGGTTCAAGTATTTATCTTGATCTCGGATCATACGTCAAAGCGAGTTCTCCTCATCTCCGAGATTACTCTGACTCTTACGGAGTCGTTGACGGAGTAGCGATGATTCGCTCGATTAATCAGAATCTTCAAGATGAAGGGTGCGACCTTGAATTCTTAATCAGCGGCCTTTCTCCGGTCGCTTGGAATAGCTCCGCAACTGTCGCGAGTATCGTTGACTCTGATACTATCTCAATTAATGCCAGTGACTACTCTTCTTCTGATATTGAGTTCTTTTCAGTCGGAGACGCCGTCGATTTCGTTCCGACTGGCGATCAAGACAACTCGATCACTGGCCTTGAGATTCAATCAATCAGCGGAAATCAAATCACGTTTACTTCGGCTCATGGTATCTCTTCAGCGAACGGAACGATTGAACCGACGACTTACGCGAACGCTTCAACGAGTCACAAAGAAGACGCTTATTTATCAGACTCTAATAATTTGTTAAACTCTACTGATACAGCTCAAGACTACAGTTAAAGAGGAACTATGCCTACGAAAGCGGAAATACAAGACAAGCTCGACAATCTCGAACAAGACTATCGACGACTAGAAAGAGCCTTCAATCAAGCTCAACTCGACATCAACGCTCTTGAGATCGAAGATCATGACTATAACACTCCGGCGATCTCTTTTCATGCTCGCGAAGCAATCAAACGAGCTGAAGTTGAGTTGAATCGAGTCGTTGTTGATCCTGGCGATCGAATCAATGCTTACATTCGATCCGCGGAGGGACTCGGCTGGAACTGGGTTGAACCGTACACAAAGAACGGCGAGTTTGCTTGGTGTGGTGCTTTTGCTAGCTTTTGCTATACGAAAGTAAATTCTAATATCAGAAAGAAGATCTTTCCGAGCTGTTATCGACTTTATTCGAACTGGGCAAAGACTAGCCGAAAGATTTCGATTGAAGATGTTCAAGCCGGAGACATCGTCGTCATTTATACAGCAAAAAGAAGCGTTCAAGGCGATCATATTACGCTTTGCGTTGACGCTTCGACAAAGAAAGACGGCTATATCAAGACGATCGAAGGAAACGCAAAAGGGGAGCTCGGAAACGGCGAGTTCGGAGAAGGTGTCGTTCGTCAAGAGCGAGAACTAGAAAAGATCGCTCATGTTTACAGATTACTCGGGAGCGACTTCGATGAATGAGAAGAAGCCGATTATTGAGCAGCTAGGCGGCCGGAAAGCAATGGCTTTTTACGCGGCTCTTATTTGCTGTTTTACGCTTGCTCTTCTCGACAAAGCGAAGACTGAAATTCTCGGCTTGATCGATACTTTATATTTAGTTTTTGCCGGAGCGAACGTCGCCGTCAAGCGAACTGAAGCTGTCGCTCAAAAAGCCATTGAAAAACAACAAATGAAAAATGAGGAAACAAAATGAAGGTTCAATATCCAATTACCGCCGGACAAGTCGTCGCTTGCTATTCAGCTACAAGCGTTAACGATACACATTTCCATTCTCTGAATTCTAGCGATTTTTACAATCCGATTACTGGAGCTCAACTCGACGCGAATCTTAAATTTGCTTATGTTGGTGTAGCGTCTTCAAATACAACAACATCAAGTTTCTTGACTCTTCGAACTGTCGCTTCGGGAGCCGGAAAGACAAACTCGCACGGAGTGATCGAGATTCAATCGACTTATAGTCTTGATATTGCGGCCGTCGACGGCGGTCAGTCAGTGACAAATATTTCTTATGCTAAAGCGGCCGGAAGTGACAAGTTCACGATTCAAGCCGGCTTCAATAAATAGGAGCGTCAAATGAGTATTAAATTTGATACATTCAAAGCCGGCGGAACCGGAACTGACAATCTCGACGACGTCACGAGTAGAGGAGCGACAACGACGAACTCGATCACTGTTGGAGGAGTAACGATCGGAACCGAATACAGTCTTCCAACTGCGGACGGTTCATCGAATCAATATCTCAAGACGGACGGAGCCGGGACGTTATCATTCGCCGCTTTAGACGTAACCGGCGGTCTCGTCTATCAAGGAGCTTTTGACGCGACGGCCGGAACTCCTTCCATCGCGAACGCGGAAAAAGGTGACTTTTATGTCATCGATACGGCCGGAACGCTTTACGGTCAAGACTGGAATGTCGGAGATCATCTTCTCATAAATGAAGACATGGGAGGAACGATCACAAATTCAAAGATTGACAAGATCGACAATACGGAGACACCGGCAAGTGAGACCGTCGCCGGAGTGATCGAGATCGCGACAAATCTTGAAGCTCAAGGAGCTAGTGCAACAAATAAAGCACTCGTTCCGAGCAATATCTCATCAATCGCTTTGAGTTCGTTTAACGATGACTTGAGCTACTTATCAAGCGGCGACAATGTAAGCCTTCTTACAAATGACGCGGGATATTTGACGAGCGTCTCTTCAGCTTCCGAGACTGTCGCCGGAGTAATCGAGATCGCGACGAATCTCGAAGCTCAAGGAGCTAGTGCGACAGATAAAGCACTAGTTCCGAGTAATATCTCAAGTATTGCTCTATCTAGCTTCAACGATGATCTAAGTTATCTTTCAAGCGGCGACAATGTAAGCCTTCTTACAAACGACGCGGGATATTTGACGAGCGTCTCTTCGGCTTCCGAGACGGTTGAAGGCATCATCGAGACCGCGACAAATCTTGAAGCTCAAGGAGCTTCGGTCAACAATAAAGCGCTAGTTCCGAGTAATATCTCATCAATCGCCTTGAGTTCGTTTAACAATGATTTAAGTTATTTATCAAGCGGAGATAATGTCAGCTTGTTGACGAACGACGCGGGATATTTGACTGACATCACTGGCGAGAATCTCGGTGACTTGTCGGACGTAACGATTTCAAGCGTCGTAAATGCTCAAGTCTTACAATATGACTCCGGCTCTTCAGCTTGGGTCAATGCAACGATCTCAACCGGCGGACTTGGTTCGGTTGTTGAAGATACTAGTCCGCAACTCGGCGGAGATTTAGACGTCAACGGAAATGAAATCACTTCGGCTTCAAACGGAAACGTTGTCATTAATCCGGACGGAACCGGAGACATTTCAATCGGAGCTGATTTGATTCCGGACGCGGACGCGACTCACACAATCGGAGACGAGAACAATCGCTATATCTCATACTATGGCGACATGAACGGAGCAATACGATTCAAGGCGAAGAATAATCAAGGAGCTCAAATCACAAAAGGACAAGCTGTCTATATTTCCGGAGTCTCCGGAACTGTCCCGGAGGTCAAGCTCGCTCAAGCGAATTCATCGTTGACGATGCCGGCCTTCGGTCTCGCTTATGCAACTGCAAACGATCAAGCGGATATTGAAATCGTGACCTTCGGCAACTTGAACGATTATGATACGACGACTTATTCTTTAAGTGCGAATGATACTGTTTACGTCTCAGCGGCGACGGCCGGAGCTTTGACGAACTCAGCTCCAACAAGTGAAACAAATCTGATTCAAAATATAGGTCGAGTCGTAAGAGCGGACGCGTCCGCTGGAATCATCAAAGTCGGAGGAGCCGGAAGATCGAACGCAACTCCGAATCTGAATCAAGATAAAATCTTTCTTGGAAACGCTTCGAATCAAGCTGTCTCGACTGCTTTGAGCTCAATCGCTTTGAGTTCGTTTAACGATGACTTGAGCTATCTTTCGAGCGGAGATAATATCAGTTTATTGACGAATGACTCCGGATATTTGACGAGCGTCTCTTCAGCTTCCGAGACAGTCGCCGGAGTAATTGAGATCGCGACGAATCTCGAAGCTCAAGGAGCTAGTGCGACAGATAAAGCGCTAGTTCCGAGCAATATTTCATCGATCGCGTTAAGTTCGTTTAACGATGACTTAAGCTATTTATCAAGCGGAGATAATGTCAGTCTTCTTACAAATGACTCCGGCTATCTGACCGGAATCACTAGCGAGAGTCTCGGCGACTTGTCGGACGTAACGATCACAAGTCCGTCGAACGGACAAGTTCTTCAATACGACTCCGGCTCCTCCGCCTGGATCAACGCGGCGGCCAGTGGTGGTGGGGGTTACACATATTCAGCAATCATTCAAAATACAAACGCACAAACGAGTTATCACTATTCATGCACTAATGCAATCACAGTCACATTGCCCCTATCAAGCGGTACGACAGCCGGTGAGGAGATTCGTATTAAAAACATGGATGCGAGTAACACAATCACTATCACACCAAACGCATTAGATTCGATTGATGGTCTATCCGCAGGCACTTCGTACTCGCTGAGTGTTGCCTACTCTGCGATTACACTCGTTTCTAACGGTTCGAATGGTTGGGAGATTATCTGATGAGTCACAATAAAATTAAAATAGGTACAGCAGTGCCAAACGTCAACTCAGAAATTAACCCATCTCTCTCTGATTTGACTGACGTTTCACTATCCTCATTAAACAGCAATCAAACGCTAATTTACAACGGATCAACTTGGGGAAACGGAGCACCACAAGCCCAGGCCGAATACATCTGGATTGGCAGAGGTGAATCAAACGATTACTCAAATGCGACAACTAACAATATCACAACAAATTCAATTTGGTATTTGTACGACTCTAACGTTGTTAATAATATAACAAATTCAACAATTAATTATGTAACCAGTACAAATTGGGTTGAATCAGTGACGTTGCCCGCAGGCGTTTATGTCGTAGAAGCTCAATTTCATAGTGAATTTACTGCAACCGGTTATTTGTATTTACGATTATCAAACAGCGTTAATACAGTTCTATCAAACGTAGCATTTGTGGGTGCGGATTTATCCCTTGATCCTCATACCTCAACGATTTCGAGCAGATTTGAGATAACTAGTGCGATGGTTACTGCGGGCACAAATGCTGTTTCGTTAAAAGTTGCTAATTCATCAAACATTTCACAACCAACAGGTACAACACCTGTGCAGGGGAATACACCGGCTGAATATAGCTATATGATGCTGAGAAAGGTCGGATAATAATATGAGTCACTTAGTCGATACTATTAACGACAGTCCTGCTTCTAATATGAAACTGACTGATACTAGTGATTTATCTACACTATCGCCAAGTTCATCGGATTATTTGTTGTATGACGGAGCAAATTGGACTCTGACAAATGCAGGTTTAACACTCTCAGAAACGGGAGTGGGTCATAGGTTCGTCGCATTACAGGCGATAGGTGTAGGCTATCCGAACAACCCATACGCACTAGGAACTAGAGATTTTCATCAACTCTATCATTATCCGGCTAATGTAAACGTTTTGACAGATACAGGGTATTCACTGACATATAACTATGGAACCGGAGCAAGTTTGAGTAGTGTTACAGGAGCATTTGTGACAGCAGGCACATATCTGTGCAAACACTCTATTGTCTGTTATTCGATGAACACGACTGCCGAATCTGTGTGGCGGTTTTGTGTGGGTTCGTTTAGTAGCGGAGCACCGACAACGTCAAATACAAATTTCACAGGGCCAAAATTTTATCATGCTCCAAAACAAGGTATGTTTAACACGCACCCCGCTACTATAATCACAGTGACACAAACAAGTTTCATTGGGTTGCGACTAGTCAGTGCGTCGAGTGTTCACCTCGGTACGCCCGGCAGTTTTAATTTTTACCACTATTCATTACATTATGAGAAAATTGCATAGGAGTTATATATGTTTGTCATCGTGAAAATTAATGAAAATTTATCTATAGGAACAGTTGTACAATACGATTCAGCGAGTGACGTGTGGAAACCGGCTGTTAATCTAGCCTCCCCTGTTGGGATTGTTACAGGTGAGCCAATAGAGACAGAAGGCATTTTTCATGCAAAGGTGACCTTTGCAGGTTGTTGTTTTGCATTATCTTCAAGAGATATTCCGAATAACGGTGGATGGTTAAATGTTGAGAATGGTAAGGTTTTTGTAGATAATAGTATTACCGAGCATTGTGGTTTAATTAGTCCGGTAGCAAGCGGTTCGGATAATCGTCTCGCGGATTCATTAGTTATGATTCATATTCGATAAGTTCCCCCTGTTACAGCAACAGCACATTGGGGAACTCATGCACCTTATGCTGGCGAGCAAGTTTATGCAGTTTTGAGTTTTTAAAGGAATAATTATGATCGAACTATTAACGTTAAAAGATAACGCTCTATATGTCGCCGTCGTTCTTTGTGTCGTCGCTTGTCTTTCAATCGGATACATGATCGGACATAAAGATCCGATCGATGTCTGTTCATCTTATATCACTGACCTTGATAAAGAGAAGCAAGCTCATTTAAAGACAGTCGACGAGCTGACAACTTGCAAAGCGAAAGCGTCCGGAGCTTGCGTTCTTGATTGCGTCTCAGTATGTGACAAACAAGTTCAAGAAGCTCTTAAGAACAAGAAAGACTGGATTTGCAATGATTAGCTATTTACTGAGCTTAAGTCTGATTCTAAATCCATTGATTCCGAACGAGATTCCTCCGAACTGGCTTTATATGGGAGCGAAGGTCAAGCCGATTCAAGCGATCAAAGTTGAGCCCGGATTTAAAGTCTCTTTTTACGGAGCTCTTCTGACTGTCGACGACTGGGTTCGAGTTAAATCCGCTTTCGAAGGGAGCGCCGATCTTTGCGTCTTCGCAATCGATGAGGCTGTCAAGGAGTGCGTAAAAGGGAGTGAGAAGAAGCTTGATGTCGCTTTGAATCGAGAAGTTGATATTCGCGAAACTTTGAAAGCGTATGAGCTCAGACTCGCAAAGACTGAAGAGGAGTTGATTCAAGAACAGTTAAGAAGTAAAATGTTCTTATATTCAACGCTCGGACTCGGTGTGATTAGTATCGCAACGATCACGACGCTCTTCGCTTGGAGTCGTTAAAATGGACATGAACGCAATCGACATCGGAACGCTTTTAGCGATCGCCGGCCTTCTCTATAAAACAACTCAAGACAAGATTGCTCAAGCGGAAGAAATGGGAAAGCTGAAGCAACAAGTGAAGAGTCTTGAAACAAAAACAAATCAGATTGACAATAAGCTCGGAGAGATCGACGAGAAGCTCGGGAGTCTTCTTCAAGTGATTACTAAAGTCGAAACGCTCGTCGAGCAAAGTCACAAGTATAATTAAACTCCGTCGTAAAGACTGACAGCATAATCATAAAGATCCCAATCGTCCGGATCGTGAGTCTGAATCGCTTTGATTAACTTATCTTTATCGAAGTCACTCAAGTCGTTTGAAAGACTGATCGCTTCAGCGAATGGAGGTTGAATGATTCTGTTCTCATACCAAGAAATGGGAATGTCTTTCAAAATCGGATATTGAGTCGCAAATCCCTGGTGAACGTGCTCTTTGTGTTCATTGCTGATATTGTGCCAGTCCACCGGGAGCGATAAACTTTTTCTTGTGACGTCGTGAAGAACGACAGAATAGAAGAATCGTTCTCTTTGCTTCGGACTTGCTTTTTCGACGTTGAACTCATGTCGTTTAAGCTGAGAATTGATTTCAGTTCGATCGATTCTCAACGACTCGCAAATCTCAAAAAATTCGGTCTCAGTCTCGAATTGATAGTTCGCTCTTCGACTGACTAGCTCTCCATTAATCGCCATTCCCTTTTTTTTTAACTCTTCGGAGCTATAAGCCGGAGCTGGATTGTGGTTTGATTTCGAGCTTGAATTTGAACTTGAATTTGAACTTGAATTTGAACTCAAGTCTTCCTCATAGCCGAGAGAACGAGCGACAAGTTTTTCATGTTCTTGATCTGACAGATTAGAGAAGTCAGCGATCTCGTCAATCGTATATAGACCAGAGACAGCTTCGGGAAACGCTTCACGACATAGGAAAGCTCTTGCACGTTTCATCAACATATTGGCCGGCTGTTTTCTCCAGTTCGGCTTGATAAGATTCATTTGATTAGCTTTCTCCATGGTGAAAATCTGTCGATGAATTACTCCTTCCGGTTGATCGTTTCTTTCGGCTTCGACGACACATCTTTGATCGTTTGATTCGATTACTTGAAATCGACGAACAAGTCCGGACTGGTAACAGATTCCGACAAGAGCGTCCGAGAGGAGAGCCGGCTTTCCGTTGATCGTTGAAGTATTGGCAGCAACTTTTCCGAGATGACCCTCGAAGAAGTGACCAAAGTACGCGTGAGCGACGATCAGGTCTTTCGCGTCTTTTTGATTAGTTGTCAGAATTGAAGCGAGTCGCTCAAGTTCTTCTCCGGTCTTCGGGATCCAAAAATTATTTAAGTTGTTCATATTGTTTTATCCTTTTATCCTTTTTTGAATGTGTAATTCTTGTTTTTGAGCTCGATCAATCAGCTCGGCGAGTGAGAGTTTATAGAATAAATATCGCGTCCCGGTTGAACCGATATTCTCCTTAATTAAAATTCTTAGTTCTGAATCAGTCATGTTCGTGATCCAGCGTTCTATCTCCTTGTATTGTTTGCGTGTCATAGAGCTTTAAAACATATCATGATCGGCGAACTCGCGAAACGATTTCGCTTCTTGAATTAAAAGTTTATAGTCATTCAAATGATCTTCACAAAAAGCTGCTGTCGAGTCGTATGAGACCGGAAACGATAAGTTCGTCATCTGGCTTATTTGATAAGGCGATAAGACTCTTCTGATCTCATGAGCACAAGAGTCTTTCGGTTCATAGCCGGTCATGTTGAACATGACATAAGAGACAGCAAGAATTACAGTATAAAAGAGAATTCCGAGAAGGATTGCGTTTTGTTGAGAGTTGTTCATCTTGTTTTGTCCTTTTAGTCTTTTTTTGTGAAAATTTGTTGAAGTTCGGCGAGCTTTGAGATCGCTTGGAAGTCATGAATGACTCGTATGAATAAACCGTTCTTTGATCTAGCTTGTCGAAGACGATCGGCATATTCAGCGAGTCGAGCAATCTCCAGAAAGAGATTTGTCTCAATGATGTCGAAGAGCTCTTGTTTGATCTCTTCTTGGTTTTCGGTCGGTTTGTCTTCGAGAATCTTCTCGATCAATTTCATCTTGTCTTCGGTGTGTTGATCTGGAGTCATTTCGTTAATCCTTTCTGAAATCTTCCGGGAGGTAATCATAAGTGAATGTAAGTTTGTTCGCGGCCATAGCCAGCTTTTTCGCTAATTCATAAGAACATCGATCGCGGCCGGTGAGAATGTTTGATAAATACGCTTTATCAGTTCCGGCTTCTTCGGCGAGCGTCTTGATCTTAATTCGCTGTTTTAGTTGTTTGAGTTTCTTTTCGTCCATACTGTTTTTTATACTCCTTTAGTATTGCGTTAATAATTTCCTCAGTGCTCATTTGAGCGAGTTTATTGTTTGTGATGAACTCCGGATCATTGCTCGGAAATAGCTGTCGGTAAACGTTGTCGAGCTTTATAGAGTGGAAAGTTATGAGTTCTTTTCTTGTGTAACGTTTCATTTCGTTCTCCGGCTGTGTTGTATTGTGTTGATTAAGCAATAGCTTTCCAGTCTAAAATTCTTTCTACGCCAAAGAAGAGAATGTGTCTCATTCTTGCGTAACGTTGTCCGTTTTTAACGATCATTTCAATTTTAATCTGGTTCAGATTATTGTTGATTGCTCGAATCATATCTTCGGAGCTGATCGCGTATAGATCATCATTTACAAACTGAAGAGCAATACTTCTTTTTATTTCTTTGTCTTTGATTGTTTGGATCTCTCCTTTTTTAAAGTCATTTTTGCCTAGTGTGTTTAAGTGAAATGAAAGGTCGTTCATCTTATTCTCCGGTTGCGTTGAGTTGATAGACAATGTTTATACTGTTTTTTTATACAGTGCAAGTACTATTTAAAAAAACAGTAAAAAAACTGTAAAAAAAAACAGTAGACTTAAATTTATCTTTAGTATATGTGTATTTAATCAACATGAACTCAGCTCGTAAAAGGAGAGCAATATGAA